TAATATGAAGCCCGACCTTTTACCTGCCCATAGTACTTGCAATTAGTACCTTCGGAAAGGAAATTAATCGGACTCTTGGGATGTACATCAGTATTCTCGAAAAATTGCACGTCATAAAGCTCTTTTGGTATGGTACCAGAACTCTTAGACAAAACAACTCCGGGAACACTACGTAACGTCTCAAAAGCGCTATCGAATTCACCCTTTAATAAGAGACCGCTACATCCACGAGTTTCGCCATTCTTTCCACCCAAATGGAATCCACCGATAAGTGGTCCACGGGTTTCAGTAATCAATGGCGCAATGCACAAACCCTCAAAAGTTTCAAACTTGAGGTTGTACTTAGCACCAAAGAATTCGGCTGCAAATGTAACAACTTCGCCAACATCCATCATCAATTTGGAACCAACACACGTCCCATCTTTCTGTTTGTATGTTAAGCGAGCTGGTACGTTCGCAAAACGCTGTAAAGGAAAGTATTCTGTCAAATCTTTCCAATCCCCACCATTGGGGACCCACACCACGGACAAATCGGTGTTGGGAATGTCGACACTAAACTTACGATACAAGAAACATTCGAAATTTCCTCCAATCAATGAAGGATCATGTCGAGTGAATCTAGCCTTGATATCATCAGCCTTCCACATGTGACGTGGAACAACGGCGACATTCGACTTTGGAAAAAATGCATCACACTCAAAGTTGCGCACTCTTCCATTGTCTGTCAAAGTAATTGCCATATGACAAAGATTGTCTTGGACCATTTTCTCCAAACGATCAGGAGTTGTAGTTTTAGATTTCTCTGTACATGGCATTTCACTTACTTTAACACCAGCCCATGGATTCACTTCAGAATCTCGCTCCACGATGTCAGCCATCTTAGTAGGAGCCAAATTTCCTTGTGGTACTGGAGTGACTTTGAAAGCCTTATAAATCTGTGCAATAGCATACAATCCTGCAACTACGACACAAGCACTTGTAATCCACTTGACGTGCCTATCACGGTACATCTTGAAGACTTTGGGCATGGCTTCATTATCAGCCGCTACTTCCTCATACATCCTCTTCTTCTCAAATTCCACCACACCTGAAATACCCATTATTGGGAAAACAAGCATTGGTAAGAAACAAGAATGAATAGAAAAAATGAAGAAAAAGCAAAATCCAATACCCAAAAGAT